TCCAATGACTTTTACCTACACAAATTAATTCATCAGTGTCGTCAAATTTCCAATGCTGAAACGCTGGGAAGTTTACTTTTTCTCTATGGTCTGCTTGACTTTTTGGTGTACGTTTACGACCGGGTTCTAATGGAATATGATCGTACGTCATGATTCTAAAAACTAAATCGGTCTTTTCAATTTTCTTGTAATCTACTTCAAATTCAGCAACTTTTACTTTGGGATTTACAGCCTTAGCCGCTTCAAATGCCTGTTGTTGCTGTCGCTTGGCCTTAACTCTTTTGGCTTCTGCAATGGTTCTAATATTAATTTTTTCTAAACTTGGCAATATTAAGTCGTATTGGTGATACTCCGGCTTAACAAAACTACAGTAAGTGTTCTTACTTTTGTGTATCTCAGATAACAAATCTTTGTTATTTAGGTAGTTAACTTTTTTCATTATAATTATGACTCCTCACACTAAATTATAAACTATGCACTTAATAAAGTCAATAAATATGTTTAACAAGGATAACCAAATATGCCATTAGACTTAAACAATTTTGTTAGCGGTGCTAGATCGATTGCTGGCTCCGTAGCCGGTACATTGGGCACTATAGGAAACACAGTAAACACATTAAAAACGGAAGGATTTGGTGCGGCATTACGTAGCGTTAATTTACTTCCAGGCGGCGAAACGGGCGTAAATAGCAACCCAGCATCTGCAATTTTTAGTTCATCTGCAAGCAGGGATTGGAGAGTGCGTCTAAGCCTTCCAAGTAATCCTGCATATAAGTCTAGTTCTATTATGCGTCCGTTGATAGAAACCAATGGTATGGTATTTCCTTTTACGCCCTCTATACAGATGACACACCAAGCAACTTACCAGCCGTTGACACCTGTACACAATAATTATCCTTTCTTGTCCTACGAAAACAGCAAGATTGATGCAATGACCATCACGGGTACATTTTTCTGCGAAGATGCAGTTGAAGCCGCATATTGGATTGCCGCAGTACACTTTTTAAAATCTGTAACAAAGATGGCTTTTGGTGCAGATACAAATGCCGGAGCACCTCCTCCAGTATTAAAACTTAACGGCTACGGAGATTATGTATTCAAAGATGTGCCTGTAGTAGTTACAAACTTTACAATAGAATTGCCCAACGACTGCGACTATATTTCTACAGGATTATCTGCCGGTGCACCAAGTGCAGGCGTAATTTCAAAAGCCGCTTCTTTAGTGGGTATCAATATTCCTGGATCCAGTGTAGGGCAAGGAGTAGCATGGGCACCAGTTAAGAGCACAATTACAGTTACAGTACAACCGTTGTACAGCAGAGAACAAGTTAGAAACTTTAGTCTTGATAAATTTATCAAAGGAGACTATGTACTGGGCTCGGGTAACAACAAATCAGGATTCATTTAATGGCAACATATAATAATAAAAGCCCGTGGTTTAAAACTCAAGAACTTCCTGGATTTCTTGCACCTATAAATGTACGTCCAGTAAGCGCAGAGCCAGACGACTGGGTATATACAATAGAGCCACAATATAATCATAGACCAGATTTGCTGGCCTACGACTTATACGGTTCTACTAAATTATGGTGGGTATTCATGCAACGTAATATGGATACTATAAAAGATCCTTTGTTTGATTTTAGATCTGGGGTAAAAATTTACATTCCTAAAAAATCTAGTTTGTTCGATGTGTTAGGATTATAATATGCCGTTATTTGACAGTCTTGGAATTAAACGCAATGTACTGGAAAAATTTGCTTCTTATAACAGCATTTTTACAATCAGTGCTCTGAACAGTGAGCAAATTAATTTTCCAGAATCATCTGCAAGTTACAAAAATAATCAGTTAGGTCAGATTATTTTGCGTAGCGGCGCCGGCCGACCTGACAACAGAGTTATGACGGCATATATGTCAGCGGCTAATCCAACAGGAAAATACGACTTTTATATTGATAACGTTGAAATAGGTAGTTTAATAACCTACGATAAAAGAACCAAAGGAACAAACTCTACCAATATAAGTTTTGATATACTTGAACCATACAGTCTAGGAATGTTCTTACAGACTCTACAGTTAGCCGCTGCCGCCCAGTCGGACCAAGGTATGATGGTTAACTATACAGAAATGCCTTTCCTGTTAACCATAGAATTTATTGGATATGACAGCGCCGGCAATATTGTTCCTGCTGACGACGTATTGAATAGACATATCCCGTTCACATGGGGGCAGATTGAAATGGATGTTTCTGCATCCGGCTGTCGATATAAATGCACAGCCGTCCCATATAATGAATCTGCACTCTCAGACGAAGTAAACACACTGAAATCAGATATAAAAATTAGTGGTACAACTGTGCAAGAAATTTTACAGTCTGGCACTAACAGTCTACAACGATGGGTAAACGAACGTACCAAAGAAATGGCCAAACAAGGCAGTGAAACTGGTAAAGAAGAATACGTCCCAGATGAAATTGTTATAATATTCCCCAAAGACGGCGAACAAATTTCTTCTACAGAAATTCAGGACGATGGTGGACAATCAACGACAGCATCTCCAGAATCAAATTCTGGCGATAAGAAAGTTCAGGAAAAACTAACATTAAACAAGACTAGTAGCTCTGTTGGAGGAACTGCTGGTTCCGTAAAATTATTAGTACAAAATTCAGAGTCCTTGAATGATATAGGTAAATCAAAAATGGGATTTGATTTAAACACCGGCGGTGATAGTCAATTAAAACCTAAAGATCAAATTCAAAAAGATCCTGATAAACCTAATTCAAGAAAAGACAACGTTTACGATCCTAAAGATAAAGTTTTTAAATTTCCACAGGGGTCTACTATTGTTAACGCTATTACAGAAGTGTTGCTAATGAGTGAATTTTGTAAAACAAATGCCGTAGCACCATCGGATAAAATGGGTTTGAAAAAATGGTTTAGAATTGAAACACAGGTCTTTAACTTAAAACCACAACCAGGAAATAATAACAGAGCAAGAATTCCTAAACTTTATGTTTTTAAAATTGTCGAATATTCTGTACATGAGCATAGATTTAAACCGCCAGGATCACAGCCTCAAGGTTACGAAGAATTAAAAAAGAATGCAGTCAAAGAATACAACTACATTTATACTGGTAAAAATGTGGATATTCTTACATTCAATATTCAATTAAAAGCAGGTATGTTTACAACTGCTTATGCAGATAAGAACGCATTAGCAGGTTCAGTTTATCCACAGATAAATGGTCAAGGTGTAGGATCACCAGGACAACCGACTAATGACGAATCGAATAAAACTGCCGTGGAACCGGGGCAACCTGTAACACCTGTTGGAGAATTATTTAAAAGATATAAAAATGCAGGTGGCGGCCCAAGTGACGACTATCGTAGTTTAGTTGCTAAAAACTTTTACGAAGCATTACTAAACAGTCAAGCAGATTTAATGACAGCAGAAATAGAAATTATGGGAGATCCGTATTATATTGCTGACAGTGGTATGGGAAATTTTAGTGACATTCCTGTAAACTTCAACGAAACAGAAAGCGGAGCAATGAACTATCAAAGCGGCGAAGTAGATATCATTGTTAATTTTAGAACACCTTCTGATTATAACTCTATAACAGGAACTATGGATTTTATGTCCGGAGTTCAAAATGCTGGATTTAGCGGATTATATAATGTTCAGGAAGTAACTAATCATTTTAAAAGCGGAAGATTTACACAAACTTTAAAAGCAATACGCAGACCTGTACAAGATCCAGTTAAAGAATCTATTTCTAATTCTTCTAGCACAGCAGTGGTGCCGTCAGGAAGTTCACCGATACGAGACGAGACAGGAAAGATCAGTAATATTAGACGAAATGACGAAACTGGAGAATTGTATGATGGCTCAGGCTTATACGGTGACGATGGAAAGACATTGACACAAAAACCAGGACAAGCACCGAAGAAATCTGTAGACTCTGTATCTAGAGGATCGAGAGAAGGACAGGTTGAATATACTAATACAGGAATAGCAATTCCAGGAAGACCAAGAGGCGGCGCATGACGACAAACGAAAAAGTTAGAAGTAATGAAAAAAGTGGAGGAAAAGTTGACCCAGGTCCTCATTTGGCTAGAGTAGTCAGAACAGAAGATAACAAATACATGGGCACACTTCACGTACAATTATTACGTGATGTTGGTAATATTCCAAACAGCGAAGGAAGCATATATCCTGTACAATACCTAAGTCCGTTTTACGGTGTCACAAGTTTAGATCACGTAGGTAAAAATAACACCTATGACGACACACAAAAGAGCTACGGCATGTGGATGGTGCCTCCTACCGAAGGAGGAATAGTTGTGGTTATGTTTATCGAAGGTGATACTAGTCAAGGTTTTTGGTTAGGCTGTGTTCAAGATGAATACATGAATTTTATGATACCAGGTCTGGCCGCAACAGAATTGAATACTAAAGTTCCGCCGACAAAGGAACCTGTTGCAGAGTTTAATAGAAAACTTGTCGTAGGGGATCAACCAGACTCTACACAGATTAAAAAGCCAGTACATCCTTTTAGCAAAGTATTAAGCACTCAGGGATTATTAACTGACGAAATACGAGGTATAACAACAAGCTCTGCTCGCAGAGAAAGTCCAAGTAATGTATTTGGTATATCAACACCAGGACCTGTAGATAGATTGTCCGGACAAGCTCGTGGAACGGTTGGCACTAAAGAAAATCCTGTTAAAGGATCTTTTGTTAGCAGACTTGGCGGAACAACATTCGTCATGGACGACGGAGATGAAAATTATCTTAGAACAGGACACGCTTCAGAAACATCATCTGCCTATGTTTCTGTAGACGACAAAGGCGGTCGAAAAGATATTCCTCACAATGAACTATTCCGTATTAGAACTCGAACAGGTCATCAAATATTATTACATAATAGCGAAGATTTAATCTATATAGGAAACTCTCGCGGTACTACTTGGATCGAATTAACCAGCAACGGAAAAATAGATATTTTTGCTGAAGATAGTGTTAGTATCCATACTAAGAATGATTTTAATATTACAGCAGACAGAGATATTAATATGAAGGCCGGAAGAAGTGTGAATGTAATTGCAGGAGAAAAAATGCACATGCAAACAGGAGCAGACTGGCTAGTTAAAGTTGGAGCAGATAGCAAAATTACAGTTGGGGGCTCTAGCAATATTAATGCTGGCGGAAATCACCTTGAAACTGCCGCACAAATTCATATGAACGGTCCTGCGGCTGCAACTTGCGGCGCCGCTAGTGCTCCTAAGAGAGTACCTCAACACGAGCCGTGGACTGGCCACGAAAATTTAAATCCATCAGGGCATACTCCTGCTAAAACAGATTCCAGTTCTAGTGCAAGTGTCACAGATGGAGCCCAGGCCAAGATTGTTGATACCTTTAAGAAAATTTCAAAAGGTAAAAAATAAATATTAAACTATGGCAACTTATAACTCAGTTTCAGGTAGAAGTGTAATTCCTCAAAACGGTATTCCAGACCCTACACCAACGGGCAGAGCTTACCGCGGCCTAAGCACAATAACTAATCCTTCAGGTAGTTTTACATTATACGATTTGAGTCTTATCAAGCAGGATATAGTAAATCATTTACACATTAGACAGGGCGAAAAATTAGAAAATCCTGAATTTGGTTGTATTATTTGGGACTTATTATTTGATCCTTTAACAGAAGAATTAAAGGACATTATTGCAGAAAACGTCACGCAGATAATGAACTACGACCCTAGAGTTAAAGTAGACAGTCTAATTGTAAGCCAATACGAAAGTGGCATACAGGTAGAATGTACCCTAACCTATTTGCCATACAACATTTCTGAACAATTACGCTTCAGATTTGACGAAGAAAACAACATCCTCAGTTAATAATCTACCCACTTTTTAGACTTGATAAATATAATATCGAGGGCTGATTATGGCAAGTGTAGATAGACAAAATAAACTAATTGCGGCAGAAGACTGGAAAAAGATATACCAGAGCTTTAAAAACGCAGACTTTAAATCGTACGACTTTGATAACCTACGTCGTACAATGATCACGTATTTGCGTGAAAATTATCCAGAAGATTTTAACGATTATATTGAGTCAAGTGAGTACTTGGCCCTTATTGATCTCATTGCATTTTTGGGTCAAAACCTAGCATTTAGATTTGACTTAAATGCTCGTGATAACTTCCTTGAACTAGCAGAACGTAGAGAAAGTGTTCTACGTCTAGCACGTCTACTATCCTATAATCCTAAGCGTAATCAGCCTGCTAACGGCCTTTTAAAGTTCACAGCAATATCTACCACAGAGTCGGTAATTGACAGCAACGGCAGAGATCTATCAAATCAAACTATTGTATGGAATGATAGTGCTAACAGTAACTGGTACGAACAATTTATTAAAGTAGTTAATGCGTCTCTCCCAGAAACCAGTCAGTTCGGAAAGCCAACAGACAGTGCAGTAATTAGTGGTGTTCCTTGCGAACAATACAGATTTAATGCTTCAAATACTGAAGTGCCTATCTACGGTTTTAATAAAAATATCGACGGTAGAAATATTGACTTTGAAGTAGTATCTACTTCGTTTGCAGGTTCTAATGCTATCTACGAAGAGCCACCATTTCCAACAAATAGTCTAGCGTTCTTGTATAGAGATGACGGCGGCGGACCTCCTAGCAGTAACACTGGATTCTTTGTACATTTCCGTCAAGGTACTTTACAAGAAAGCACCTTTACTATCGAACGCCCAAGCACTAGCGAAACATTAGATATCGATAGTCCTAATGTAAACAACACAGACGTTTGGCTATACGGATTAGACAGTATTGGTTTCGAATCTACATTATGGACTAAAGTTGATTCTGTAGAAGGCAACAATATTATCTATAATAGTCTTTCTAAAAATATTAGAGATGTATATTCTGTACTCACACGTTCATTGGATCGTGTAAGATTAATTTTTTCTGACGGAACGTTTGGAAACCTACCACAGGGTAACTTTAAAGTTTACTACAGAACAAGTAACGGACAATCGTATTCCATCAACCCAGCAGATATAAAAAATGTTACTATAGATATTCCTTATATCAGTCGCTCTGGCAAAAAAGAAATAGTAACAGTTGCGCTTGGTTTAAAATACACAGTCACTAATGCTACTGTTGCAGAAACATCTGACGAAATTAAAAACAACGCTCCAGCAACATATTATACACAAAGTAGAATGATTACAGGTGAGGATTATAATATCCTTCCGTTAAGTGTTAATCAAGAAGTAGTTAAAATTAAATCTGTTAACAGAGTCAGTAGCGGAATCAGTCGCTATTTTGATTTAAAAGACTCGAC